AGGATATGGCGAAGTTTTGGGCTGCTGTCGCTACCAACCAGCCACTTGACCCTGAGACTACGGAGCAAACAAAAATTATCTACGCTCAAGACAGGGGTACGTCCATCGTTGCGCCGCAGCCCATCGAAAAGGCCGCAGACGCTCTCAAATACGTCAAGGAACAAATCAAAGCACTAGAGGAAAAAGAAGAACAGCTACTGACTGCGCTTCAATCCCACATGCAATGGAGTTCTGAACTCACTACCTTTGACGGGCGTGTGCTGGCAACATGGAAAAACACCAAAGGTAGCAAACGCTTTGATGCCAAACTGTTTCAACAACAAATGCCAGATTTGTATGAAAAGTTTATGGTCGAAACGCAGGGTGTTAGACGATTCCTACTTAAGTGAGGTGACTATGTACGCATTTCCTAACCAACACAATCCGCAAACCGGAAGGCAAGAAACCGGTATGACATTAAGAGATTATTTCGCAGCCAAAGCATTACAAGCGTTAATGGACGATTTTCGTGAAGATTTAGATTGGAATGCTTACGAAAACGCAAAATTGGCTTACGAAATAGCAGATGCAATGATTACAACAAGGGGTGAACTATGAGCGCATTAGTGCCACTTAACGACATTAAACAAATGGCTGAAGTCGCAGCCAAAAGCAAGATGTTCGGCTTTAAGAACGAAGACGAAGCAATGGCAATCATGTTGCTCTGCCAAGCAGAGTCTATGCACCCTGCTATTGCTATGCGTGACTATCACGTTATCCAAGGCAGACCCGCATTGAAGGCCGATGCGATTCTTGCCCGTTTCCAACAGGCCGGAGGTTCAGTTAAATGGGAAACCTATACCGATGAGTGCGTATCTGGCACTTTCTCTCATCCTGCTGGCGGTAGCGTGTCTGTCGTTTGGACATTCGATATGGCAAAGAAAATCGGTCTTACCGGCAAAGATAATTGGCGTAATTACCCTAGAGCTATGCTTCGTTCGAGATGCGTATCTGAAGGCGTTAGAACTGTTTTCCCCGGCTGTGTGGTGGGTGTCTACACCGATGAGGAAACCGAGGACTTTACGCCCCGCAAGAGTGCGCCTGTCCAAGCAGCGCCAAAAGATATGGGCGCAGCAGAAATCGTCGAAGTTAAGGAAACGGACTACCCGTTATATCTCCCTGATGGGTCGTGCTATGCGTATTGCCAAAGCTGGAAAGACTACACAGACCAGTATGTCAGCATGGTAGCCAGCATCAATGAGAGCAAGAAGATGGATGCCGAAACCAAAGCAGAGAAGCTCCTGCAATGGGCGAAAGCAAACGAAGCCACCATCAACAGAATGGATGCGCCGACAAGGGTAGCGTTCATGGCGGCAAAGCAAGGAGTCGATACCTTCGGGGATTTGGAGGATGCGATTGAGGGATAACTGGCGGCATCATGACATACAGCCCATCGGGGCATTTTTACCTAAATTTGAGGAACCAAAAATGGAATACCAAAAATATGTGCCGCTGGAAGGCAAAGGCAAGATAAAAAAGAATTATAAGAAGCAAGAAGGGGACAAAAAGCCACATTGGGAAGGCACAATGATGCACAAAGGTGAAATCATTGAGTTCGGGGTGTGGGAAAACGAAGGTCAGTACGGTAAATGGTTCACGATTAACGTCAAAGACCCGAACTACAAAGAAAAGGTAAAAGACGCGCAATACCCGAAAGACATCACGCCAAGAGAACCACGCAAAATGGCAGGTGATGTGCCTTGGTAAGCTCTTTTGAACTTCCCTTCCCGCCATCGATGAATACGATGTGGCGCAACTTCAGAGGCCGCACCGTACTCTCGAAGGCTGGCAGGGTGTTCAGAGAAGAAGTACAAGACATCGTAGTTAATCAGAACATTCCTAAATTCGGGGATAAGAAATTGAAAATCACAATGGTTTTGCGTCCGAGAGATAAGCGCAAAACAGACATCGACAACCGCATCAAGGCTGTTTTAGACGCACTAGAACACGCAGGGGTGTTTGATGACGATTTCCAAGTAGACCACCTTGAGATGATTCGTGGTGAGCCACTTAAAGGCGGTCTATTGCACGTTGTGATTGAAGAAATGCCAGACCCCCGCCAACCGGAAGGTGAGCGCCCTTGAGCGCAGTTAGGAACGGTACGGGGCATCGTTTCCGGTAGCCCCACTTATTCAGAGGAAAACATGAACAAACATATCTTTATCGCAACACCTATGTATGGCGGTCAATGCTTTGGCTATTTCATGCAGTCATGCCTAAAGCTGCAAACCCTATGCGCTCAACACGGAATCAACGTCAGCTTTAGCTTCCTGTTTAATGAGTCGCTTATCCAGCGCGGCAGAAACCTGCTGTCAGCGAACTTCCTGAAGTCAGAAGCCACTCACTTGATGTTCATTGATGCCGACATTCTGTTTAAGCCTGAAGACATCTTTCCGATGATTGCAGCCGACAAAGACATCATTTGCGGGATTTATCCAAAGAAAGAAATTAACTGGCACACCGTCAGAAACGCTATGAACGCTGGCGTACCTGATAGCGAACTGAAGTTCCACACAGGGGCGTTTGTCGTGAACCTGAAGGACTACACGCCAGAAGTCACAGTTCCCGTCAATGAGCCTGTCGAGATTTGGAACGGCGGAACTGGATTTATGCTGATTAAGCGTGAAGTCATGGAAGCTATGGGGACGCAGTTGCCGAATTACCTGAACAACGTGCTAGACATGAACAACCCGACCAACGGGGAGCGCATCGTCGAGTTCTTTGCGACCATGATTGAGCCGGAAACCGAATTACTGCTGTCAGAGGATTACTACTTTTGCAGAAAAGCAAGAGAAGCAGGGTTTTCGGTGTGGGCAGCACCGTGGGTTGAGTTAAGCCACATCGGAACGTATGCCTTCGAGGGCAGACTGCTAAAAGCCCCATGATTCATTATCACGGTTTGCCGATTACGCCAGCAACAGCGGCAGTCAAAGCAATTTCAGGCGGTCATGCGTTTGTGTCTTACGCGCATTCAGACCAACTAACGATTGCTTTGGAGGTCGCGCAGTCCTTTGCGTTGGATAACGGCGCGTTTAGCGCATGGCGTTCTGGCAAGCCCGTGATGGATTGGACAGACTTTTACGAATGGGTAGCTGAATTACATCGTTATCCCTCTTTTGACTTTGCTGTCATTCCTGACGTTATTGACGGGGATGAAGATGCAAATGATGCCCTTATCGATGAATGGCCTTGGAAACAAACAGCGCCGTGGATTGGCGCACCGGTTTGGCACTTGCATGAAAGTCTGGATAGATTAGAGCGTTTAATGCAGACATTTCCTCGGGTTTGTTTGGGGAGTTCCGGGAACTATGCCCAAATTGGCACAGAAGCATGGTGGAACAGAATGCGTGAGGCCATGAATGTTCTATGCGACAAACATGGCAGACCGTGCGTAAAAATTCACGGATTGCGAATGTTAAATCCTGACGTTTTTACAAGATTTCCATTTTCCTCTGCTGACAGCACGAATATCGGACGAAATGTTGGTTTGGATTCACATTGGAAAGGCACTTACACGCCACCAACAAAAGAAGCAAGAGCAATGATTATGCGAGAACGGATAGAGTCTCACCAATCATTAACATTTTGGAATCGCAAACAAAATTTAATTCAAGAAACTTTGTTTGCATGAGAAACCTTTACGCCGCACATATCGACTTCACAGAATTGACGGGACTGCTTGGCAAGGTGGTTCCGTCAAATCTGGATATGGTCTATGAGCGCAAAGGGAGCTTTCTGGTCGCCGAATGGAAGCGGGACGGGGAACAGGTCAGCAAGGGTCAAGAAATCCTCTTAAAAAGCCTCTCAAGGCTTCCTAGCCATACTGTCCTCATCATTAACGGGTACACAGAAGACCGAGAAATGACGGTCAGCAAGTTCTGGCGTGTTTTGCCTTACGACAAGTGCATCCTCGCTGGCGAAGGTCTTACCGAACTCAAGGATTACATCGTTGAGTGGTATATGGTTGCTGATGTTTCAAATGTGGAATTCTAGATTTTCTTGGGGGGTGGTAAGCCCGATTTAACGCCCCAAAAGTAGAGGTCATGCGCTTGTTCATCGACTTCGAAGCCGTAAGCCACAAATTCGCTCAAATCGCACTTTTCGCGCACATCAGCCTCGGTGACATTGGCGTAATAGTCGCCAGCGGTGTGTGGCGAATCCCACGGGTTGCAGCGGCTGGTTCCATGTTCAGGGCGACCGGTTGTAGCGCAAGTAAAGAAGACAAGATGGTTGGCAAACTTCACCATGTTGGCAAAGATTTGAGGCCATGCAGCCGTATGCTCAAAGCACTCCGTACTGCACACCACATCAAATGAGCCGTCCGTGTAGGTCAAGTCTTCACCTTTGGCAACCACATCAACGCCGGGGCCGGGGCCAACGTCCACCCCTATGTAGTTACATTGCTCAAAGTACGGCCTGATTGTGCCGTTCAGGTTCAAAGAACCTATCTCTAGCACGGCCTGACGCACAAAGTATTCTGGAAACTTTTCTTTCAGACGAACGACGAACGCCATCTGCGCTGGATGCGCCATACTTATCCCCTAGTTGTGATTAACGGCGACCTTTTCTCGCCGTCTTTGCTGACTTTCTAAACGCTGCGTCTGTGGGCGCACCTTTGCTTCCGGCTGTTCTCATGCGCTCACCTGAACCACGCTTGATACGCTCACGTTTAGCGTTTATGTTTGCATATAGTCCGTCGCTCATCTTATCTTGCTCCGCGACGGGCAGGTCGCATAGCTCTGGTTGCAACATCCTTCATCACGCGACCGATTGCTTTTGAGGAATCGCTTTTGGCCTCGCTTTGACGCGAACCTGCCGATGCTGCTTTGTCACCCAAAGAACGCACCGTAGCGCCGACTGCTCTTTTGATACCTTTCATGACATCTCCTTTGAAGTTAACGACATCCCCATCTACGTCTAGCTGCTTTGCCGCGCTCACCCTTCCAAGACTTAGACCGCGCACAAAACGACTTGTGGCGAGGATTCTTGGGGTCTTTGGTCGGGGCTTTTAGTTTGCTGCCGGTAGCACGGTTGTACTTCTTGCGACCCTTAGCGGTCAAGCCACTACCAGCCTTGACAGACAGCTTCTCGCCCCTGCCGACAGAGAGATTTACGTTCCTAGACATCACTTGCTCCGCTTCATCATCTGCAACATCAATTCTTGCCGACGTTTGCGTTGCGCTTCTTTCAACATATCACCTTTTACCTTGTTGAAATAGGCACTACGGGCTTGCGCTGCTTTTTCTGCTTCCTCGACAGAAGGAAAATTGGGAAAACGAAAGCCGCTTTGGGCTTGCTTCTGAACATTCTCTTTGATGATGTCGAACTGCGTTTTCGGGTCATACATCACGCCGCCGTAAATGCTCGGCACGTTATAGAACCCTTCACCAGCAAGACCAAGTTCTTTAGCAGGAACAGTAATCGAAAGTTCAGTATGTGGTTCTTTCCAATCGCCTTCAGAAAAGACAATCGGCCTATCCATTTCAATCGGGAACCCTGCGGGGTCTTTGTATTCTTTCTTAGGCAATCGTTGCTCCCTGCTGTAATTGCGCTAATGTCAATCCCCCCGTGTATTGGAAGTGCGGGTACTCCTTAAACCGCTTCCAATCCCCTGCCCACTCCAGACCCACGGCTTTGCCTTTGCTGCCAATCTTTTGCCAAACTTCGTCTTTGACATCCCATCTCGGTTTGCCAGCCACAATAGGCACAACATCAACAGCACAACGATGATTATGAAAACTTTGACCAGCCCTTGCGTTCGTGACAATCTTTCCCGGTTTTGTTCTACCTTGCGCGTATAGCGCGTCTTGACTCGCATTGTCTCTATAGGTACTGGTTACTAACAAATCGATGCCATCAGCATTACAAGCCGCTATGAACGCTTCAACACGGCTTTTAACCGGTGGTAGCAAGTCATTCAAGCTGCGGCTGTTAATCATCCCTTCGTCACCATCCCAACGATGCCAGCCAAACCAAGACCTACCGTCACGATGTTATTCGCCAACTCTGGTGCAATCGGCACACCTATAGCCGTCAGAAATAACAGGATGCCGCGCCATGTTGACGGTTCTTTTGCTCTTTCAAGAATGTAAGTTCTCATAGTCCTTCTCCCGGAGTCACATACACTTCAGAGTTATTGTTTTCCCCGATTAACGATACATAAACCGTTTTTGTCGGGCCACATTGAACGCTAGTAAAAATGACACGAGTGCTTGGCGGCACTAACATCGTGTATTGCCCCGTACTATCTGGCAACACAGCGGCTACATTAGATTCGCTAATGCGAACGTATGCCCCTTTACCAGCGGCTTCGTGGTTTGAAAAATAATACTGATTACAAGGGCTGTCAGCAGTAATGGCAATCGTGACAGCCGTGTTTGCCGAGGGCGCAGCAATTTTGTACGTCTTGCCCATCGGCTGAAACGCAATGTTATTAGCCATTAGTACACCTTTTTGCCGCCACCAGACGTTTTAGAGAGTTTCGAGGTGTAGTTGCCATCCTCAAAACAGAGGATTGAACGGTAGCCACCAATCGGCACTTGTCCGGGTTGCCACTTCTGCTTGTTCTCGGTTGCGTCAGAAGGCTTCTGCGGTCTGACAGCCTTTGCATACTTCTGGCTGTAGTTCAGTTCCTCTGCGCCGGGAACGCTACTCTTGTATTGAAGGTCTTTCGGGTCGCGCATCGCTATTCCTTTCTTTCACTCTTACTAACAAATAACTGAATAGTACGAATATCGCTAGGGTCGATACTCGCTCCCACATCGGGTTCCACATCGTCCAACACCCTAGACCAAATGAAGTCAGTAGTGCCAAAATCGTAATCAACCGGTCGCTGATGACGCGCAAGGCTATAGTAATGACTTGGATTGCTTCCATAGTTATCCCCTAATATGAAGAATCTCAAGTCTAATCCTTATCGTCATCCTCATCAAGATTAAAGCCGGAACCCCATTCATCGTCCGACATCTTCAGCTTGATGGCCTCCAGCTTCAAAGCCCTGTCAATCACCTTCATCTTCTCTGTGATGCTTGCCATGCTGTCATTCATCACCGACTTCAAGGTACTCGAAATCGCATCCTCTAGGTCAGGATTTATCCCCTTGCTTTTCTTAGCCACGCTTGCCTCGCTTGCCCTTCTTTGCTTTTCTTGCAACTGACAACGCGATTGCAACCGCCTGTTTCTGCGGTCTGCCGCGCTTCATCTCACGACGAATGTTCTTACTAATTGCTTTTTGGCTATAACCTTTGGTCAACGGCATATCATCACCTTGGTTCCATTGAAGTAACTTGGCCTTTGCCGGTCAAATAATCGTAACCAGACGAACCAGCTCTATATACGCCGGGAGCCGCATAACCCGTAATTGCATTGCGTAATAGACGTTGAGACAAACTCAACTTTTGTTCTTCATTTATAACTACTTTGGCTATTTCATCTAACTGCGATTGCAACTGAGAAATCTTTGCTTCATCCATCAAACCAGTACGGCGCAAGGCTGGCGCAACATTTTCTCTAAACGTAATACCTGCGCTTCTCATGCCCGTAGAAGCACGGTCAGCCATGATTTGACTAACAGCGTCTGCCAGCGTTTCCTTACCTTTTGCTGACTTGCTAATTACAGGCGCAATCGCATTCCATGTTTCTCTGTCGCCAGACAAAATCATGTTCTTAACTTGTAACGGCGCTTCTTTTGAGCCAATCAAACGGTCAACCATTTTCTCGGCTTCTTTTGTAATCTTTGCAGCCTCTTTCCCTGCAACTTTTTCAACAACCTCGCCCTCAGCGCCAGCCATCTTGCCGCGCTGCTCAATGCCCTTCTGAACTTTTGCGCTTCTTGCAGCAAACCCTTCCGCACGTTCTAGAGCATTTAAATAAGAACTAACTTTTGCATTAACTTCAGGCAACGCCTTGAGCCAATCAGAATTAGAGTTAGCCCATCGACGAACCGCAGTAGCGTCTTTTAGATTACGCAACTGATTAGCAGCAAAGTTGCTTGCCTCTGTTGTAACAAACGCTCTGTCACCAGTTAAGTCAATCAAATCTTTGACGCTCTGCTCACTCTTAAAATAATCTTTCGGCAAAGACTGTGCGTCGGTCTTGTAACGTGTGGCATCAAACCGGTCTAGCGCAGTTGCTCTTTCACCAGCCTTTGATTTGTATTTTTCTAACAAGCGAGATGCCATTTCATAATCACGCTGCAATACATCTTGCGCGTCACCCGCAAACTTGGACTGTATCTCGCTAATCTTTCCGTAATACTTTTCTGCTAACTTTGTTCCAATCGCAGAATATCCTTCAACCTCTTTCCCGAACGCTGCGTCACCTAATCTACGGCGAACATCATCAAGCGCCTGAAACGATGTCGGGAAAGTTTTGAACGCCGTTGGTTTTCCCGCTGCATCAAAAGCTGTCGCAACACGCCTTGCTGTAATCGCGTCATAAATGTTTTGGTAAACCTGCAACACGCCTCTCTCTGTTACTGGCGCTGTCTTTTGTTGTTGAGCTGTTTGACCAATCAACAACTTATTTCTAAGGTCAGTAATTAAAGATTTGTACTCCGGCAACGAATCAACCAAGATGCCTTTGCTTTCTTTCTCGGCAACTGCGGCATCCCTGATTGCTTCTTGTTGTTTGTATGCTTGAGAACGCTGAACCGACTCTGTGCTAAACCGGTTTACGATTCTTTCTCTAATGGTGTTGCCGATAGATGATGTTTCTTGTGATGGGTCGCCGACTCTACTAATCTTAGATTTGGCTTCATCAATCAGTTGCTTGCCAGAAGCACCGACATCTTCAGCAAGACCAGCCGCTTGCATAGCTTTGCGCTTTTGCTCCAAGCCAGCAGCCGTTCCAGCGCGTTCTACGCCACCAGCGCGTTGAGCCGCCTCAGCAGCGACCCGTTCTGCTTCTGCGTTTAAATCAGCAAAAATCTTTTCTTGAGGAACGCCAGCTTTTGTTTTGCCGCGAATGTCGCTAATTTGTTTTTCGATAAACGCTCTTTGACTTGGCGTAAGTTTTGCCTCGTCAACGCCTAAATCTTTGGCAACGGCGCTAACAGCACCAGCGGTGTTGAGTCCCAATAAACCTTGGAATCCTTTTCTGATTGCAAAGGTAGCGGCGTTAGCGAACTCTGGAACAACGATTGCCCCACCAAATCTGATGGCCTCTACGGTTGCCGGAGAAGCGCCCATAGCTTCCGCTGTTTCACCTGCCGCCCCGCTACCAAATCCACCAAGCGCACCAAGACCGGATTGAGCCAAGCGTTGACCCCGCAAAGCCTGACCAGCAGCAAACAAAAATGGGGCGGCTGGAGCCGTTAATGGAAAAGCAGACGCAGCACCACCTGCAAGCGTAAACAATTCTGGCGATACCGCACCAACCGCTGCACCCATCCCTGTTTCCGCAGCAACCTTTTTTGCTCGACCAAAAAAATCATCTTTTGGTTCTTCTTTTAAATCTAACTTCGGAGCTTTGTCACGGGTTGCGCCAGACGGCAAAGGTATCGCATCCATCGTTGCGCCAGACGGTAGAGGTGGCGTACCCATCGTTGCGCCTTCAGGCAAGGGGGACATATCCATAGTTGCCCCTGCTGGCAATGGTGGAAGTGGTTCAGCCATTATTTAGCCTCCGTCCCATCATCTTCAAATACCCATTTGTTGCCGCGAGGCACAATCGCTCTACCTCTTAGAAATGCGCGATTCGCCGATGGCGTTGAAGCCGCATTGCCAGAATCAACCGGTAAATTTATGTCGCCTCTAGGAGTTGCCAATTCTTCAAATTGTTGATTGATGGTTTGTCGAGAACCTCTGGTTGCATCCAAAACATCGTTAACATTGTATGGAATAGCCTTGTTAACAGCATTCATGTAATTGTTAACTTTGCCAGCCATCTTGTCAGACGAACCCGGATGCGCCTCAAACACATCCGCAAAGATACCAAGTTCTTGTTTGAATCGGGCCAAGAATAAAGCTGAGGTCGCAGCAGAATCACCAGCTCTTGGTAATTGTTGTTTGTACGCTTCAATCGCGTGTTTAGCGCCAGAGTTTGCGTAACCACCGCCCAAAGTTCTAGCCATGTTTTGGTCAAGACCGGCTACTAATTGAGCAAACATACGTTCATCTTGGCTAGTAATCTTTCTACCTAATGCCGCTGTTAAACCTTGCTTTAGAGAATCACCAGATTTACCCGCCAACTCTGCAAAGTTACCCATGACGGTATCTCTTGGCATATTTGTAATGTTGACCAAATCTTGTGCCGCTTGGCTAAACGCTTCAGCCATATTGAAAGCATATCGAGTGTTTGCTGCGCTTCCCTGACCCCTTGGTTGGGATGCTCTAATTGCAGCCAAACGCTCTCTATGGTCCATGTCTCTGCGACTGCGCCTTTCAGCAGCCGCCTCTCTGTCTCTAGCCAATTTATCTTGTTGAGCAAATTGAGCTAATTGTCTTTTTTCAGCAGCCTCATCTTTTTTAGATTGAATTCTTTCTTGAGAAGCCAACTTTTCTGTTTCTTTAAAGTCTTTCTTGATGCCATCTAAGAAATTGACATATCGCTCAATGCCCTGTTTCTCAAGAATCTGCTTGCCAACCTGACCGCCCAACTTTGCAGCCGACTGACCTGCCAACGCTTGCGCTTCCTCGCGGTTGTAAGCAAGTGTCTTGTAAGCACGGTCTGCATCTTTATAAGCGTCATCAAGAACGGCTTTTACTCTAGCCATGTTCTTGTCAAACTCAACCTTCTCTCGCTCCCACAAGTCTTTACGACCTTGTTGCCATCCCTTCAGCATCCCGTTCATGCTGACCAAGGTGTTCATCGCTGACATCTTGCCTTCACCACCCATGCCCGTGCCGACCAACCCAATCAAGCTAAACAGGGTTGCCATGCTTTGCACGTTCTCTTGCGTCGGATGAAACTGTGGATGAGGAAACCGCTGACGAATAGTGTCAAGGCCAGCCTCAATGTCCTGCGCTCCCTCTCTGGTCTGACGCGCTATATCGGCTTCAGCGCCAGCCTGAAACTGTTGCGTTGCCAACTGTGCAGCACCAATGTCTTGCTCTGCCTTTTCTAGCCTTCCTAGCTGCCGACCTTGTTCTGCGCCAACTTCTTCAGACGTTTTGAACTTTTTTCCGCTTTCTTCAAAACTTCCAACAGACGGAATCGGCCCCAACTCCGTTTTGAATCCAGCCAAGTCAGGTGCGGCTGGCAAACTAAACGCCTTCGGTCTAGTCGTCAGAGCTTTTGTTTCTTCAGCCATTAGACTCTCCTAACTTGTTGAGTTCCGGGTACGCCGCCTGATGCGAATTGAGCAAGGTTAGTGTAGAAGTTTTGATTTGCTTCAAGCAACTGTCTATCAAGCTGCATACCAGTTCTGATAGCGCCCAATGCAATCTGGTCGCCAATCTGCGACACCTGCAAGCCGTAGTTAAACTGATTCTGCAACAAGTTATTGCGGAACATCTCTAGTTGAGCCTGTGCTTGTGCTGCACCGACACCACCCCTAGTCTCAACACCCTGCGCTAACTGTGCGCGAAGGGCTTGGAAAGCCTGTGCAGACTGCGGAGTCATTTCACCGGATTGTGCTTGACGCTGCAACTCCGAACCCATCTGCTTGTATGGGTCGCCTAACGCTCTCTGCTCTGCAACAGACTGCTCACGCTGACGTTGCGCCTCTTGCATAGCGCGTCTGCCCTGCACAGCGCCGAATGCCGCCGTGCCAAGTCTCAAGGCTTCAGAAGGACTGACGTTTTCTTTGAGATATTCAAAAGCACTCTTAGCTGGCCCAATCAATGCCTTATCTACCAAGCTAGGTGGCGTTGGCATTTCGACATTTTGATAAGGATAAGTGTCGGGGTAAACCAAAGGAGTTGGGGTGTAACCTGTAGGCGTGGTTTGTCCTGCTAATAAATCTCTCCTAGCGCCCATCCCGCTTGGAAATTCTGTTTCAGCGATAGCTTGAGCGCCAAACCTATCGTAAATGTCTGCATTTGTAGAAACTGCTGGATAAGGTGTTGCGCTTCCTCTGTATTGGTCTATTGCTTTTTGTTGCGTTGGGTCGCTGTACTCGTAAGTTTCTGGCGCATTAAAACCATAGCTAAGTTCCGGTTCAGCTCTAGTTCTATAGCCACCCGTTTGAATGTCAGGTGCATCAAAATCAGCATAGTCACTAATATTGAAGCCGTCATAAAACTCTAGCAAGCCGGTATCAGGGTTGACTGTGCCAGCGCCACCAGAATCTTTCAGAAGCGCAGCCTCTTTCGGCGTAATGTGTGCAAGCATCGTGTCACCACCACGACCTTTTTTAGATAGCATCTTCGCTATCTCTTTCAGGTCGCTAGTTTCCTGAATGCTTGCCTTTAACAGTTTTGCAATTTGCTTTGCCATTTAAGCCTCCGAATTACCCATATAGCGGAGCGACTCTACGTTCCACCCTGACCTTCTTCCTTCTTCTCTCTCGCCACCAAACACCGGCGCACCCGCATCGCCAATCCGTAACGCTTGCGCTAATGCTTGTGAACCGGGAGAAGCCTGTGTTAGCGGCGCTCCTAAACGTCTTGTCGCACCAAGTTGTGTCGGAGACTCTGTTGGCGTTTCCGGCTGACCTCTAAACAAGTAACCAAAAGCCTCACCCAAAGATTCTCTTAATAAATCTTCTTCTCGCCTTGTTAAAGAAGGCGGCACAAAATCAGGTCTATCTCTGTACACGGATGTGCCTGTTTGAATTCCTGACGGGGTAATCAAGCTCTCGCCAGACTGATAAGCAGGTTGAACTCCACCGCTTTCTGTTCCTCTCATTGCACCAGAGGGCGCAAATGTTGAGCTATATAAAGAACCGATTGGCGTTACTAAGCCCTCGCCGCCACCAGTAGGTACACGATTAGTAAAACCGACCTCGGTTGGCGTATTGGCAATCGGTTGACCTCTTTGATACTGTCCTTGCGCTGGAACCCGTAACCTAGCTTCACCGGCTTGCTGTGGGCCTTGCGCTGACATCCCTCTAACACTTTCAACGCCTGTTTGAGTCAAACCAGCGGTTGCCGCACCCCTTAAACCAGCTTTCAATGCTTCATCTGGTTCAGCGCCTTGAACTAGAGCGCCAGTAGTTGCACCCGCACCGCCACCAGCCGCAGCACCAGCAACCCTGCCCGTTGTGCCACCTATAGAACTACTTACCTTTGAACCAACAGCGCTACCAGCAAAAGTGCCAGCGCCAGCAGCAGCACCAGCTTTCAAAATGTCTGAACCAGTAGCATTAGGATTTAACGCAGTTAATCCTGAACTAATTGCTGCCGCCCCCGCAGCAGCAGCCGCAGCAGTATTAGCCGCAGCCGCTGGCAATAACGCATTTCCAATAGCTGTGCCAACGCCGGGGGCGATAATCGTCACCACCGCAGCAATAACAGGTGCGTTTTGAACAACAAAGTCACCGACCTTTCTAACAGCCTTCTCTGCTTTTTTTACTAATTTTTTTAAACCCATGATTGTTCTGCCTTCACACTAACTTGGCGGCTGTCGCTAAGACAGCGAGAACGCCATAATTGATAGTGGGGCCAAATACTCTGTCATCCTCTTGGCCTAGCTCTCGAACCTTTTCTAAGAACATCGGGTACAAACTTCTGTTGTAAATCGCTAACTCTGCTGCGTTACCTAATTCTTTTATATCCTGCGCTGACAGCCCCGTTTCTTGCATCATCATCATTGCTACCCGCTTGGCTTCCGCTACCTTCGGGTTCGACATTGGGTTCAAGTCCTGCTGCAACCCTTGCAATGACGCTTGAGTTTGCTGTGCTGAAAAATCAGATTTTTTTTGGGACGGGGAAACCATTTTCATAGTCCTAAAGAAGCCACGATTTGTTCGTGAATGTACAAATGGCTGGCTAACCAATCGTAAAAATCCGATTCATTGTTGAAATCAACGTCTAACAAATTGAACGGATTGTTCAAATCTAACAGTCCAGCAAACGCCTGATGCTCGACCTGATGTCTCCTC